GGCAGCGGAATCGACGCCTTTACCGCCTGCATCTCCTCAAATGACCAAAATTGCGGCCACAAAGGCTTGCCGGACGGCATTTCCATAGGAAATTCAATGACTTCCCAGTTGTCCGCCAAGCTGTCACGGGCCTGCGCCCGAATCAATTGGCCCGTCAAATCCTTCTCAGACCACCGGGTCATTACCACAATAATGGCTCCGCCGGGCTGCAAACGCTGGCGAGGACCGCCCGTGTACCACTCCCAAGCGTCATCAAACCCATTCAACGACATCGCCGTCTGCTCAGAGTGCGGATCGTCAATAATGATCAAATCACCACCACGACCCGCCAAGTTTGAGCCAACGCCCACGCCGTAGTACATGCCACCACGGGCCGTGTCCCAGCGCCCGGAAGCCTTGGAATCCGCTGAAAGCGCCGCGTCCGGGAATATCTCAAGATAATCCTCGCGTTCCAGAAGGTTTTTGACTTTTCGGCCAAAATTGACCGCAAGCTCGGTAGTGTGCGTGGCCTGAATAATTTTCATCGCCGGGTTTTTTCCGATCATCCACGCCGGGAACAGGAAACTGGCAAATTCAGACTTGGTGTGACGCGGCGGCATGTTGATGATCAGGCGCTTTAATTCGCCCTTGGCCACCCTTTCAAGCTTCTCCGCCATGATCCGGTGGTGCCTGCCAGCAATAAATTCCGGCCACATGCTGCGAACAAAGCTTAAAAACTCGTTTTGGCAAGCTTCGACCTGCTCAATCTGCGCCAGACGGTACTCAAGCTTCAGAATTTTCTCTTCTGCTTCCTCATCTGTGATGCGTTCAACAGACATATGAGACGCCTTTTTAATTCCTTATGAATATTAAACCATATAAGACACGGTAGGTTTGAAATTTTTTATAAAATTTTTGGGCCTCGGGACTCCTAAAGACTAATTTTTTTTGCTTTTCCAAAGCATCATCGAATAAATCGATTGAGTTACGGGTTTTTTCCGAAAAAATTGAAACCGTATCGTTTTATCTTGGTACTGTTTGTAAGAAACATGCACCTTGACCTCGCTTGCCCGCCGTGGGCCGCGCCGCGCGGGCGATGCGCCGCGATCCCGCGCCGCTGGGCCGTTTGACGCGATCCGCCCACGGGCCCCGTAACTTCCTTAAATGTGTCTTTACGTCAGTTGACCGGTCAAAACGTCATGACAAAAGCAACGCGGGCACTGGCCCCCGGTGCCCGGACCCCGGCCCAGTGCCCCCGGTGCGTTTTGCTCGGTGCAGGGGGCGCGGACCCCGCGCCACGTGTTACCGGTTGCGGCAAACACTTGAAGTAAATTCTAGGGGGCGTTTTTCGGCGCTCTCCCGCGAACCGCTCGGAAAGCCGCGTAAACACTGGGGGGCGTATGCGATGCCTGGGCGAATCGGCAGCTTAAATGCCCCCCGTGCCAAAAACCAAAAACTGTCGGCGGCGGAGTGAATAACCCTACAAACTGTGGGAAGTGAAAACGGACAAGCAGCGGGCACAAAAAACCCCGCTCGGGGCGGGGTTGCGGTAGCAGTTCGGCAGCCTATAGCCGGTCGGGCCCAGTGCCCCAACATTTGGGGCATTTGCGGCGCTCCCCCTCGGGGATGCGGCGGGCGTGATTATTGCCCAGCATGGGGGCACCGCACCGCGTCTCGGATGCACTGGGATCGGCAAGGTGCCATTGCCCCAGCGCCTTCACCCAATCGAAAAGGCCGCGCATTAGTCAAAGCGCCCAATGAACAGCGAAGCCGTGCCCCGCTCGCGAATCGCGGTAATGCCCGCCTCGTAAACAAAACATTCCATGACGCGGCCCCGCTCGTAACAATTGAACGAAAACCGCACCAATGGCGAGAGGGGCGGATCGTCATCGTGTGGCGAAGTGTAGACCCCGTCCGCGTCTAACGATCCCGGCCACGGGTACTGAAAGCCGCCGAACTGATAAACGCGGTCCATGCCATCGGCCACGTGTTGCAGGGTAATACCCTCGGGGTTTTCCCGCTCGGCAGTGATCAAGGCCTCGCAGAAAAAATCGGGGATGATCCCACACGCTTCTAGCAGGTGGTCCGGTTTCCACCGGTTTAGATCATCATCATTCGCGGGGTTTAGGACCCGATCCAGCATGATATCGGCGGGGCGTAATCGTAAAGCTAGTGATTCCATTTTTTAACTCTCCCAAAGTGTGGCGGCAACATTGCCGCACTGGCAGGGTATCGCATACGCGGCCCAAAAAAAACCCCGCTCGAGGCGGGGTCGGGTTTAGTGTGGAAAATACCAACTGGGGGCGCGGGCTTCCTCGCCGTGGCGTTGCCAATAGTCGGCATAATGTCGCGCCTCAATGTATAGAGCCAGCCAGTTAACATCTGGACCGGATGCGAGCGGGGATCGCATCGCCGCCCGATGCCAGCGCAGATAGCGCGCCGCCTTCGCTCGCCAGATCTCGCGTTTAGTCATGACGCGCACCCGATCAAGTCGGGGTTATCGATAACAAAGCCGGACCGATCCCGCGCCGCCGACCCTTTCGGGGTTAGCGCTACGATTTGCCCGCCCGCGAATGCGTTCGCGATATCGTCGCGATCCCCATCGATAACAGACCGCCCGCGAAACGTTCGGGGGAATCCGCCGCGAAACACTACCGCCACGGGGGCATCCGTTCGAAATGCCCGCCGGTTTTGGTTGCGGTACTGGGGCCGCCCGCTATAGCTGAATATTAGCCGGTAATTTTCTGGGGTTTTCCCCAGCCGCGCCGCCCGTTTGGTGTAGTCAACAAACAGCAAGCGGGGGAAAGCCTGCGGAATGTCCAGCGCTTCCCATGCCACGTCTGACAACACGTTAAGCCGGACCGCGCCCCGCTCGCCAGATCGCTCGCACACCCGCTCAAAGTTAAGCAGCTCTCGCCGCAATTGATCCAGAAAGCCGGACCGGTCAGTGTGGAAAAATTCGGCCTTGTTTTGACGCCCGCCGCGCACACTGGCAAACCGCCCGCGCCCCTGCTCCGCTAAACATTCCGGCAGACATCCGGCGGCCTTCGATCCCGGACATAAAACCGCGTCAGGGTAAAGCGATAACCCAGCGTACCGAAACGGAGCCGCCGCGCCGGTCTTTTTCAATTTGGGGTTTGATCCCCGCGTATCTAATAGTTTCAAAGCACTCTCCCAAAGTGTCGCCGCCCATCGCGGCCCGATCACTATCGCATACCTTGCAGGCAAAAAAAAGCCCCGCCGAAGCGGGGCACACTTTGGGGAGTGTAGGTTATGCGGCCATCGCCACGCGTTGCCAATCGGAGCGGGGCAGGTCCAACACGCGCCCGCCCAGCTTCTGCCAATCGTCCACGCTATCCGCGTCCGCCTGATGCGCTACCGCCGTGACCGCGTTAATCATGGTGGCGCGGGTTACTGGCTGACCGGCATAGCCCGACTGCCCGATAGTGGCGAGCAAGCCGTCCATCAAACTGGCGGTATCTTTTTTGGTGAGTGCCAGCACCTTGCCCATAGCCTCGACAGCAGACTGCGGCGAGCCCTCGACTTTGTCCGCGTGGGCCGCTTTCATTTTTTCTAACACCTCGTCGAACGCCTCGCGGCTAGCGTAGGCCCTTGTTACATCCCGCATTTGAAGCGCCAGCGCATGGTTATCGGCATCCTTTGCCTCATCGGTCAGCAGGCCCCATGTATCGGCATCGCCACGCGCCCCAGTGATATGAGACTTGCGGGTACGCTTTTCAGTCTGCATCCCGTTCAGGCAGGCTAGCGTCCAAAACATTTGGAACACGTTCACGCTACCGCAGCCGACTTCGCTGTTAGACATACCAATGCCCAGCGCCATGATGTCGCCAACCGCCGCGCCCTCACCCGTGATCACCTCAGACTTGAGCCGCAGGTACAGGCGCTTTTCAGTCACCGTCCCGTTCACCACTTTCCACTGGGCATCGCTTTCCAGCAGTTCAGGCAAGGCGGAGTTGAGCAGGTGAACATTGTCGAAGGTTTTGAACTTGTCTGAAACAAAAGCGCGAGCAGTCCCTGCGCGGTCAGAATGCTGGAACGAACGGATCATCCGAACCGCCGGTTCTTTCTGCCAGATGGCATTAATCAGTCCATCGAATTCAGCAGAGTAATCCTGCTGAAGGCGGCGGGCAGTCCGGACATCGATACCGGCCCGCTGGCTGATCTGATCAAACGCCACATCATTGGCGGCAAGGATCTGAGTCGGTGCCCCGCCAGACTGCTCCATGATGATTTGGCTGACCTTGCTACCGTCACCCCGATCACCGGTCACCAGTTGAAGTTGATTAGTCGGTGCCAGAAAATCCTGCGATCTAGCGGCTTGGTCCTGCACCTGTTGAAGCAAGCGGGTCAGGGTGTTGTCTGAATTTTCAATCGTGTGTTGCATGGTTACTTCTCCCAAAGTACGCGGCGACATTGCCGCAACCGAACTATCGCATACCGGGGCCCACGCCGCAATGCTCTTTTTAAAATTTCTCCGGGCATAAAAAACCCCGCCAAGGCGGGGTTGGTTTTTACCAGCCGAAACTGACACCGCAAGTTTCTACAACACTGTAATCATCAAGCGATAAACCAGCGGCCCGTAAAGCATCTAACCCATCTTGTTTAGTCTTAAACGGGGTATCGCCGCCTTGCTTGAAATGCTCTTTAAGCTTGGCGTACAAGGCCTTCCGCTCTTGACGATCAATTCGTACCCCCGTTTCATAATTGCCCCCACGATAAGAGTTAGGGCTGATGGTGTAGTACGTATCAGAGTGATAGATGTTAGTCATTGCTTTTCTCCCAAAGTGAAAATGAAGTTTTTGAGAAGTTGCCATCCGATAGCGGACTCGCGTCTCGGTGCTAGGCCAGCGTTGTTAAAGAACATCGAAGTCGCTTGGACTTGATAGACCTATTATCGCATATCGATTTTTGTCAACTCGGCAAAACCGCCGAAATCGAACACCGCCTCTAATAACGGCGCGGGTTTGCGGCCCGATAAAAAAAAGCTTGACACTATAAACGTAGTCTCAAACGCCCATAAAAAAGCCGCCCGAAGGCGGCTTGGCGTAGGTGCTAGCGCCTACGGATCACGGGCGAGCAGGGACACAATGCGGTCCCCCTCGCCAGTGATGGGGGCAGGCCGTCCGACGTAATCGTCGTAAAGCCAAACAAAATGACCTCGCGGATCAAGGCCCTTGTCACAACACGCGTCCACCCAGCCCTGCGGCAGGGCATGGTCATACGTCAGGCCCGCGTATCTAGCCTCGGCAGCTTCGCCTACTGTTTGAGTCATCGTGCAATCCTCAATTCAGCGGGAGCAGGGGCATTGTCCGCAAACGATTCGATGTTGTTCAGAATCTCGCAGACTTCTTCCACATCCCAAATGGTGTGCGATTCGACAAAGGGAACACCGTCTGCTTCTTTGTCCCATTCATTGTTTGCAAATTCCTTTGCAGAGGCATGATCAGGAAACCACCTGCACCGCTCGCCGCACACCACGGTCCACACCGGTAATCTTAGTTCGCTCATGACTCATCCTCCGCCGTAGACTCAAGGGTGTAGCAGGTGTCACCGTCATATTCGCGAACGTCCACAATTTCCATTTGATCGCAGTCGGGTGAGTACCAATCATCATGCACTCTCTCATCTGCACCAATGCTGGCGTTATACATATCAATCACGCGCTGGTTAAAAACACGCTCGGCAACTTTCATCGCCTCTTCCTCAGATGACGCCAACACATCGATCTTTGTGTCCATCGAAACCCAGCCGTGGATCTGGTAGTGATCTCGCGTTTCGATTGAGGGCCAAAGCTCGACATCTGCTAACGCCGCCTTTACTTCATCGGCTCGGCTATCCGGTTGACCGTCTTCACAGGTGTTGCAGGTAAAGCACTCAGGTTTGCTTTTTGGGCGGATGTAATCCTTTTCACATTCGCAGTCCCAATAAGCAGGATTGGTAACGGTGGCAGGGTCCTGCCCGTATTGTTCAATCGCTGTCATGACACGGCCTCCCGATTTGCGGCTGGGAAAGTGTCGCAATACTCCGCCACCAAATCAGCAAAACTCATTACGCCCCAATGTATCTTCAAGCTTTCTAAATGATGGGGGTCATCATTCTGCTCTTCATGCTCAATTAGTTCTTCTATCAACCGTGAAGTAGTTTCCTCTTTAACGGCCCTAAGAGCTTCAGAAATGTCTTGATAAATCTCCGATCCTTGATCGTAGCGTTTCAAACACCACGCCATCTCTTCTGTTAAAAGCGCCAATGCAAATTCAAGTCTCATGGTTCGTCTCCCGTTGGTCAGGGCATATGCCCATCACCATAGTATGGGATACATCACATAGTTGCAATAGCGTGAAGAACACTCCGGTACGAAACAGGATGGCTGAAATGTTTAGTCGGCTTCGCGTTTAAACCGTCCATTTTCAAATCCACCGCACGGTCACCGCGATACAGGAATATCTCACTGCCCGTGGCACTGCACAGCTTTACTGCAATCCAACAGCTACCCCGCGCGTGTTTAGTAGCAAACGCCACCTGATGCGGCGAAATGTCTACGGACATATTGTGTGTGGTCTTCAATTCCACCATGTGCCAAGCGCCCCTACCGTCCATGATCAGGACATCCGGCACACCCAACGTGGCTCTAGACTCCAACCGCGTGGCGGACCAATCAGGACAGTTATCCCGGATAGCTTTCTTCAACGATTGCCAAAAGCTGGCTTCCCTTTGTTTTTTGGGCTTAGAAGAGCGGCTTAATATGTCGGTCATTAGTTGTTTCGCTCGTTAGTCTCTCAAAATCCACACGCTCCAGTGGCGTCATTGCGGCTCGTGGCCTGTACACAACCGGCGTTTTCGGGGCGTTGACCTCATCCCAGCGCCGACTTCCATACCACAAACGACCTAGAATATTAATCAGAAACATCAAGGTCCTCTGCCAACCGCTCACGCGCCTTCGCCCTGTTGCCGCCGTCCTCGGCCCCCGCATCATGAGTCAGAGGGGCATATGCTTGCTTCAACTCATTCAAAGCCTTCAACACTTCTTCCTTGCTCATCTGATCAATCGTACCGTGACGGATCTCTGTCTTGTTCACGTAGATGTCGCCTTGCGCCTGACCACGACGATACTCCGCTTGAACCGCAGCACTAAACGCCCCGCTTTCAAGCGCCGCGTCCCGAATGATTTGCAAGTCTCGCAGGTGCCGCTGGTATTCCACCCCGTATTTTTCATCAAGCTCCTGCCGATACTCACGGATAGCGCGGCAAACATGAGGGCTAATACGGGGGTTGGTCAGTTCAGAGGCCCGTACATGAGCGGAGCGCTCCGGATAGCCTGCATTGATCGCCGCCTCACGCATTGTGATCTGCCCATCTTTTGAAACAAGTTCGCGGACAAAAAGCTCCTGCCTTCTGGTCAAGCGTTTTTGTGCCAAAGGCGGCCTATTTGTTTGTTGCCGTTTGGCTTCCGGCAAAGACGCCGCCTTGGTTTCCAGAACTTTGGCGTACCGGCTTTTCTTCTTGCTCATACGAGGCCCTTGTATGTGAGTAAGTCCGGCTAACCATACCTTATTTTTGCCCCCTGTATATATATTTTCCAGAGAATTAAAAAAAAAAAAATGAAAA